GAGTACTTCAAGCTCAAACATCTGCGTAAAGTCGATAGGTAATAGATTCTGGACTGCCTTCAACCGCAATGAAAATCGTTTCTTGATCACGTTAAAGAAATCTGCCGTGTCATCATACTTCGTCTGCCAAATACCTGAATTACTCATCAGTTCTTTATTCTCCGTGGTCAAACTGCTTGCCCACACTATACTTCCTACGAATAGTGCTTCCTGCATATCAGTGCCCAGCATGTGTTCCAGCCACGGTTTTAAAAAGGCAGCATTATCATCTATATATTGCATTCCTTTTTTCCTAATTTCATGTATAGTTAAATGTCTCAAGTGCCTGCTTGATACTTTATTATATTCAATCTGAGTTTCGCCTGCCAGCAGTTTAGTCAGACGAGGGTATTTAGTATACTGTCTATGTTTTTTTGTTTTTTTATTTATATATAACAAATAGTCTATGATTTCTTGGTTATTAATCATCCCGTATGGAAATAGATCGGGTCCATATTGAATCTTAGATATCCGTAACATAGCATCTGTAGAGAGTTCTGTTAAAAGAGTGTTTTTGTGTATGTACAAAGCAGTGACTCCGAGTTTGTCAAAGTATGCTGGGTAGATCTTAATAGTTAGACCTCCTACTAGATAAAAACGAGGGAAAGATGGGAGCCAGCTCCATAATACATCGAATAAGTGAAAGTCAGCTTCCTCGAAAGTACTGACTAAATTATAATCCTCAGTTAATTTGGTGTGCAAAGGGATATGATTGGTACAGTTGGCTAATCGTTTTGACCTGCATCCGGTTCCAGCTGTGGCGGCTCTGGTGGATCCGGTTCCACTTCTTGAGGCAACAAGTCTAATATTTTTACATCGCCTGGCATTGCTACACCTGGACGAATCTGGACAACTTGAAAATCCGACATAGCTGCATCATAACGTGTCATAACTGCACCCAAGTAATTCTCCACCATATTAGTGTCTATCCTAAACTCCTTGTGCAGTTTAGGCTGTTCTTCACTATACGGCGCTTTAGGCGATCGCCATTCTGGTCTATCTAAAAGGAAAAGATTTATGCGCTCCCAACTAAAGACTGCACCAGTATCTAGTAATCTAGTTAATGGTGAGCCCCAGCTTATGTTACGATTTACTAAGCCATCTAGTTTGTAAGATTCTGCTCTCCGCAAGCCAGAAGGTGGTACAGGTGGTACTGCCACAGACACGTCATTAGCTGCGTAAATCTTATGTCTACCATCTGTTAATGGGTGTTTGTAGTATAGGTCATGACCGTTCCATCTTGCTAATACGCCATAGGCCCATAAATCCATGTAATTGAGACCCTCGCGGCGTATACCATACTCGACTATCTGTACTGCATTATTCATAGAAAAGCTACTTCCGTAAGGAGTACCTTC